CAGCCGCTACACTTCCTTGTGCGCGCATCGGATAATTATCAAATCCCGACAAGATAAGCCTCTGCTCGAAAAATGTTGCGCATCCGGGATAATTGCCTGGAGTATCGAATAGGGATACGAGTTTCACAGCCCAGGCGGATCCACCAGCCACAAATACACCGAAATCCGTTGTATCCACGGCATTTCCATCCATATCTTTAAGGGTATATCCTATCAGTCCTAAACTTACATTATATATGAGACCTCCAATCGTAAAGCGGCCTTCATTCAGTTCAAGCATGCCCAGAACGTGATTAATAAAGATCGTATCTCCTATCATAAAGCCGTGGTCTGCTGAATAGACTTGGCCCGGATTATCATTTGTGATATTCGTTATCAATCGACCTATTTTATTGTAGCCGACCTTAGTGATGTCCGGGGTGCCTAGAAATGAAAGCAGATCGTATGTCCAAACAGTAGCGCCGCGACGAGAAATAGCCGCGGCCGGATAAAGATGATGAAAAATGAAAAGCATATCTGCGCTTTGACATGAAACGTCCAGATCAAATAAATCTTGCTCCAGGTATGGAGTTACCACAGTTACCGGAGTGCCTTCGCCGGTTGTGTATGGACTCCATTTGGCCGTAACGACTGGAGGAAAATAATTGTACTGAGATGCTGCAATCGCCTCATAAATTTGAACAGAATTTTCAGTAATTAGTTCGTGTAAGTCTGCTGCTATAGGTCTGCTGGCCGCATAAGCCGCATTCTCTGTCACCATTACTGCAGCAAAATTACATCCGCTGACTGTGCCTTTAGCACGCAAAGCCGCCTGAATCAATGCCGCACTGTTTTTTGCAGGAGTAGCATTGGCGAGGAAAATGACAAGATAAGAATAAGGAGCTTGCCCGTATTCTTTGATTTCAAGCGTATCGGTGGAATTTGTATAAAAACCTAGCGTGATGCCCAATCCCTTTTCAGTAAGAGGTAAAGAAACATAAAGATATTTTGCCGAACCGAAATCGAAATCCCAATAATTACCCACTTTAACAAAATTGCCGATTGAATATAAGGTTGCAGGGTCGTAGTCAGTAGCACCAGGAGCGGTAGAAAGAAGAAGGCCATCATCTGTAAAAATCCGCACAAGCTTATGACTAAATTCCAGAACATAGCTTTGATCGGTTGAAAAACTGAAACGAACCAAACGGGATTTTCCAGCAGTATTATTGCTTGGAGTTACATAAACAGTCCCAGGCATTTTTTTTGCTCCTCCTTCAACCAGAGGAAGCGCGTTCTCCAATGTCCTGCAGCCATTGAAATATTTAGCGAAATCCGTTCTTGTGTCCAGCAAAGGACTGATTTCGCCGGCATTGAAGTTATTGATCAGTGGTGTAACTTTAGGCATTTTTAGCCTCAAGCAAATTTGGGATATCTTCTTTCAGCAAAACGTCTAAGCCAATCCCAAAATTTTTTCATTTAGGATATTCCGATCTCGCCTTCAGCTTCGAATGTTAATGCCGATCCTGTGCCGGCGCCGCCGACAAGAAAATCAGCTGCATCTAGGCGAAGCATTCCGAACCATTCAACCTCGGAATGAGCCGGAACAGATCTTGCCTGTCCCATCCATTCAGTACCAGCCACATTGCCGGCGCTTGCTCCTATCCAAAATGAAAAAGTGGCTGCGCTTGCGGTTTTATTGATTATCCGGATGTGTCGAATAATCAAATAAGGTTGTGTCATTGTAAAACCGACAGGACCCGAAAGAGATGCAATGGCTGGATTAAGGATATTTGTTGTCAAGGTAGCGCTCAAAATCACAGGACCGAATCTGATTATTTTATTAGCAGCCATTTGCACTCTCCTTTTAATTTAATCAGCTACCAAGCTGTCTGCCATGCGGATCCATCCCAGCATTCTAATTTATGCGTAGTAAGATTATAGATAACCAATCCTTCAGCCGGTGTACCGATAAGATCACGCTGGGCTGTAGTCATGCATGGACCACGGATACCTTGCGTAGTGCTGGGCAAATCCAAAATAGCAGAAGCGTGGGGTGCTGATATCAAGCCAATAGAACCTGCAGAAAATATCCAGCACAAATTGACTGAATCCCATTGCAGTTCAGCATCATTGATTCCATCCATTATGAGTTTTTTGATTCCTGTCAGCCCATCTCCGATCGTAAATTCATTCTGAACAGTTCCCTTTATATCGTTTAGAGAAGGACTTGGAGCAAAGATCGCTTCATCGGTAATTTCTGGTTCTTGAAAAATCTGGAAACCGATTGTATTGATTGCAGATGAAAGAGGGGAATTACCTGAAAGCGAAGGAAAGTTGAGCCTTTTTAAAACTTCTTGGACGATATGATCGATATCTGCATTTGTGAACCGCATCTATTCCTCACGTTCTACCCGCCGTCGCCCAGGAATAATCACCAGTTTCATGATCCTGATAATCGTCGCCTACGTTCACTTCTTCGGCTTTCTGAAGACTCTTCATATAGAGACCTTCCATATCTTCGGACTTACTCCTAGATTCCGTTATGGAAATGGCAAGAGCTTGCGCGAGTCTATAGGCAAAACAAATTTTGAATTTCGGTGACCAGAGCGCTTCCGTGGTAACTCTTTTTATGTAATTGATTTTAAGGCTTTCATCCGTGTCCAGATAACTGGTCATCAAATACATAATCCCATCTGAAAGCGTTTCGAAGGCGTAGGGATAGCCTTGCGGGTAAACAGGTTTATCTTCCTGATGGTGATAGTCATTCAAAACATTGTTATCGTAATTGTAGGCAAGCGCATGCCGGACTTCATCCTTGTGCGGTTTCACTAGACGCAAAAAGTCGGTCGGCAGAGCATAGGCATAAGTGAAACCATAAGCTGGGCCAGAACTATTTACAGTCGGAGGCGAAGCGCCCGTGTTTGTGAATCCGGTGACAACTTCTGTGTGAGTAGCGGCGAGTGCGATCGCCACAGCATTCTGTTTGGTATATGTTGTGCCGCCTAATTTATCCACATAGAGATTCCATCCTGTAGCTTTGTCCGTGTCCAAACCACTGGGCAGCACTACAGTGGCGAGTTTATTTACATCAATGGCTAAAGAAGTAACTGGACTTGGTTCGGTTTCTCCATAGCTATTTGTGAGCGTAATAACGACTGTGTAGGTTCGGGCTGCTAAAGATCCGCCGCCCGTACTTCCCAGAGTTGGAGCAGAAACCGGATCCACCATCGTCACGCGGGTTAGAGGAACGCGCGTTTTGGCAAAACGCCAATCTCTATCTGCTAGCACTTCATCGCGGATATATGTGAGTACTGCAGTACATTTAAGAGCATTGGGCGAGCCATCCGTCAAATCAGTAATGGCCTTCGCTCCAATGAAACTGAGCGCAAGGTTACACAATTCCGTAAAAGCCGTCGCCATGATGTCCCCTTATTCAGAGGCTTTGGCTTTTTGTTCTTCGCCTCTTATGGATGCCTTCAGCGCTTCGTTTTCATCTTTCAATCTTTTTAATTCGGCCTCTGCCGCAAGTCTCTTGTTTTCAGCTATGGCGTCGGCGATCCGCTTGTCGAGCTGTGCTTGTGTAGGTCCAGGATTGATTTGCACATACTGCATTTTCTCTTTGTCGAATTTGAATCCGTTATGCTCGACGTGGGGATCCTGTTCGAATTGGAAATGAACTGCGATAGGATTGCGAGGGTCGATTTCAACGATCTGTGAATGAATATACTGGTGGCAAAGTACGCCCTCTTTTTCGTCCAATTTGATTCCTGCAGCGATCAATCTTTCACGCTCGAACTGTCCGCCATCAAAGCATGTTCTTATACAAAGCGCTCTCAATTTTTGCTGTTCCATTGTTTTCCTTTTGAGTAAGGCGGGACAGCATAAACCGTCCCGCCCTAGATTAAGCAAGGATCTGATTTACAGCGTTACGCCGTTGCTCCAGCAGGGCCTGGTCCGAGCCATGCGAAAAGTTTTCCAGCAGCATCGGTTGCATTCGTCACGAATTTTGCGCGAATATACTTTGCGAACGTGGGCGGAAGCGGAATGAAATGATGTTTGCCGGCGACCATATCGGCCGCAGCATACGTCGGACCCGTTGTAAGAAGTGTCGTCGGACTGGTAGTAGGACCAGCCAGAATCGAGATGATCATTGACGCAATGCTTGCATAGGTCACGGTTACAAGAATATGCAAACCGAATCCTATGCCTCCGATCGGCATTGTGGGCGGATCTGGCGCTGTTCTCCCGATGATATCCGACGCGAGCGTGGGTGCCACACCAGCAGCTTCCTGAGTATATTGATAGGTGCTGTATTCAGTGGTATTGGCATCATTGCTCAACTCTCCGAGCTCCGGCTGAGTCAAACTTCCGTGTAAAATCAGACCATAATCAGCGTCCATTGGCATTTGATTCTCCTTATCTTGCCATCACCTAAGTGATGGCGGTTTCAGTATCCAGAAGTTTTTCCGCTGTGAAAATCGGAATGCCCTGGAATCTGGTTACAGGTCTTCCCCACACGTCGCCGGTATTCTGGTCCTGAGTGAAGTACGTGTTCATTTTTTGGGTCACGGCCCGGATATCCACTTGAGTCTTCAATGTCCGGTCCATGAAAATTGCTGTGGAAGGATTCTCGCCACTATCCGGCAAGCGATTCTTGAGAGTGATCAGATTATCTTCATCGAATATGTTTGCAGCGCCGGTAGTGGCAATGTTTGCGTATCGTTGAACGCATCGTTCGTCATCGATCGCAATTCCGAGGCGCCATTGATAATGCATGCGCAGAACTTGATACATCTGAACATTGCTCGATACGGTCACTTCCTTGGTCTGTTCGCCAAGATCCTGAATCTGCAATCCTCCAGGCAGATTGGGCGGATAGATTCCATAAAGCTTTTGCGGTCCGAATTCCATGATCCACATCGAGCTGCAGGTTGCACCCGTGCCGCCGCCTCCGAGTACATTGTAGTACCATGAGGCATCATTATTGGGCAAGGATGATAGGCTGTTGAATCTGGTCGACAATCCATTGATAACTCCGGGATCATTGGCCTGAGAGCCGTACCATAAGGTAGCTTCGACTTTCTGACTCAATCCCTCGATCTTGCGCCGATCCTGATTCATTCGCCATTCAGCAGGGTTGTTTTGAGCGTAACACAGGTCACGATCAACCTCGCCATAGTCTTCAAACATAGCGATAGGTTCGCTGGTCTGTGTGGACTTTGTTACAGTCGGAGCAATCGGCTCGTTGAATCGCCGGGTGCTCGGATTTCCAATAAGACTGTCCCGCGATCCGATGTTGCTGAAAAGCTGATTTGCCTTGATCATAGGCAACACTCGGACTAAAGGACATTTGCGGTTGAGGATTTGGGCGGCTATCAGATAAGGCGATGTCGGGTCTTTCGAAGTATATTCGTTGACCACATCGATCAGGACGCTATAGCCAAGCGGTCCGCGATCAGTTGAAGTACTTGTTCCCATCTTTTGAATCTCCTATGGGTTAAGCCGCCGCATCCTTCCGCTATTCCTTTGGCTTAAACATTCCAGGGCTGTTTGGATAAAAGTTCTTTAGCGGATCCTTTTCGGCGCCTTGCGGCGGCGTTCCGGGAGAACTGCTGTCCTCTCCGGTAAGTTTTGCCATCTTGATAAGGAATCCAATAAAACGGCCATCTAGCGCAATCGGATTCCCGCCGATTGTTGCCTGTGCGGTAAAAGCATCAAGCTCGGAATCGGTATATTTCTTCCAAACTCGTCTCGCCAATTCAACACTGGCGTCGAATTTATCGCCTAATTCCTTCTTGAGTTTTGCCGCGGCTTCTATGCTCTGCGTTTTGAGAATTTCGTCGTTGGCTTTTTGAATCTCGGCAAGGAAGGTGTTGAAGGATGTGCCGATAAACTTCGCCTGGTCAGTTGACAGACCGACTTGGTGGAAAGTTTTCTGCGCCCACTTCACACTTCCTTCATGAAGATTCTCTCCCTCGAACTTGTAATCCTCGGGTTTATCCGGCCGACCGATAGCCTTGAAATAGGCTTCTCGCTCCTCCGGCTTTGCATCGGACTTTAGTTTTGGAATAGAATCTCCGAGTTTCGCCTTAAGTCCATCGGCTTCCTTCGCTTTCGGAATCAAATCAAGATGACTTTTAGCTAAATCGCCGATCGTCTTGAATTTCCCTTTAATCTCCGGATTGCCGCGCAAATCTTGGGGAAGCTGAGCTTCCCACGCAAATTCTTGAACTTCTCCGGTTCCGTCTCCGGTTTTGTTCCCTTCAACGATTCCTTCAGGCATTTTTTCTCCTTTGAAAAAACTAATCTTTATTCATTCCTGGGGTTTTATCGTAAAACCTCTTGAGATGTTGCCCGCCAGCGAGCGCTTTCAATGCTTTCGCTCGGGCTTCCTGTTCGGCGAGCATACGTTTGGCAGCTTCTTGGGCTTTAGCTAAGCGTTTTTCATCGCTCTTGATACCTTCAGCTTCCGCCAAAGTATTTGCATCGCATTCCGCTTTCCAATCCTCTTCACTTTTGCTCTCGGTCTGCGACATAATTACTCCTTTTTTCGACAAAGCGCTCATAAAGCGGAATATATTGCTCTGTGAGTTCTTGTTTTTCATTCATCCGCTTCAGGGATTCGACAATAACATCGGTAGCTTTTTCGCCGATAGAAATTTCGAATGTTGCAGTATCATTATCCCAGAGCATCTTTTCCGCTTCCTGACGTACATGATTATCCTTGATTTCCTGTTCCGTCAGAGAGAGATTGCGGCGGAGATCACTCACAATGCGAAGGGTTATGATATTGCCTTTTTGCGGGAGAGCCTGCAGAAGCAACAGGCGCTCAAGAATTGTTAATTGCATCATTTTCCTCCTATGGACTTGTGCTAGTCACCATTATCCAGTAAGGCGTTGATCCTACCAGAATCTTGATTGAATGACTATGCGTTCTCGCGGTTGTGCTGGAAATCAGAACTGAGCCGCTGTTTGTCCCGATTGAGTGATCGGCAATCCATAAGAAGTTATTCGCTCTTGCCTCAGTTCCATACTGACGCAGAAAAATATAAGCATTTTGACTAGAAGCACTTCCAGTGCTCGCATCCACCATGTTCAAGACAATGCAAGCATGCGCGGGTGGATTTTGTAAACCGGAAATAGAGCATTCAAATTCTGCCGCTGAAATATATCCGGTGACTGGCGCCGTTGCCCCGACTGAATACGCTTTGGCGAAAATGCCGGAAAGCCATGCACCGCTTCCCGCGGCGACATTGGCTGTTGCTATAAAATTCGCACCTACAAAGCCTGAACCGGCTGCCATTTTGCCAATAAAAGCATTAACGTCGAATGCATGTTTTTCTATGGAAGCAGCCAGAGGCCCAAAAGTCTGCATTACTTTTACAGAGCCTTTGTCGCCTTTGAAAACGATATCATCGCCTTTTCTTTCCCACGCAAGATTACCCATGTATAGACCCTCCTTTCAGAGCCTCATTGCGGTATCCACCGCAAACCCAACACGGTTTTAAACATTATCACCTTCTCAATCCCAGCATGACTTGGATGCGCTCAAGATAATTATCAGTTTTCAGCACTCCCAATTTCTCCAATATTATGATGCCCAGATTGTGGCCGACAACATCAATCGGATCATTTACATCCAAAGTACGATGAATCTTCAACTCAAAAAGAATATCAGCGAGAACTTTTGATCCAATAGGATTCATAAATGTCGCAACATAAAGATCCTCGATCGCAGGTTCCGGTGGTTTTTGCGCTTCCGGTTTTTCATCAAGTTCCATCTGTTACCCCACAAACTTTGCGTATTTGTTCTCGAGTAGCCAAGTCGCCAATGCTGGGCCAAACCAAGCTTTGATTCCGGATTTCCACATGAAAAGATCTATTTTTACATCCGCTATCAACTCGAGGTAAGTTATTTTTGTAAGGCGAATCATCAGTTATTCCTGAAATTTGGTATTTTTCTCTTGGCCTTTTTCATCACATAATCCAAAGAATCATCAAACTCTGCGTGCGAAACGCCGACCGATTCCAGGAAATCACGGTCAAAATTCATTCGCTCGAGTGCCGGATTCTTGGCAAATTTAATATTAGAAGGACAATCGCTGTTATAAATCTTGCCATCTTCCAGCAAAAATTCTGTCCGGATGACTTGCTTCAAACCCGATACGGTAAGAACGCTATTCAATCCTCTGTTGGTAGCCTTCAGTATCTTCATACTCATGCTCCTACAGGTTGTCCTTCAGTCTGCTCCGGATGGATCAATTCCTGTGCCGGACTTCCCTTTTCCGGCTTCACGGCGCCGGCGCGCAGCGCTTTGCTTATGGGCGTATGATTCTCGACCTGCTGCTGCTGTTGCTGGGTCTTTAATTTTGCCTGCATAATTTTGGCGACATCCTCATCGGAATTCAGGCAGCTTTGCGGGAATCCGGTAGCATCGAAAATTTCCTCGACCGTTTTAAGCCAGTTTACTTTTGTTGAGACAAGTTCCGCAGCCTCGGGCGAAACGCTGGCTATTTGTGTAGCAATGCCTATTCCACTTTGAATCGAGCGCATCTTTGATAAACGCATCTGCAATCGGGCGAGAGGTCCGGTGTACTGGACTTCCATTTGTGCGCCCATAAGTTCTTGCAGGATTCCCGGAGGTTGGGGCATGCGGCCGGCGCGCGCCTCGATTTCAAATACGCGATCCATCATCGGGTCCAGGCCTTCGCTTTCCAGCATGCCGATGCGCGTACAAAGAACAGTCGCCTTTTCGCCCATCATTTCAAATACCTGAGTAGCCGTAAGCTCCACTTTCATTTGTGCGGCCTGGGTGAGCGCCATAAAAAACGGGACTGCAAAATTGTTTTCGATTATTCTCTGAC